TAGGTGAGAAGAAAACAGGACTATCAAATTCAGCCGCATTATCCGTCCAATCTTGTGACGCATAATCCCATTTTCTTGAAGAGGCTTGAATAAACCTGACTTCAACCGTTTTGCTCGCGGGAATAGATGCAAGATTTTTCCTATCAAGAAATTGAGGCAGTAATTCTACTGAAACGCTATTGTTTAAGCTACCATCGGCGGGGGTTGTAGACTTAAAGTCTCCCCTTCTTAAAAGTTCCCCGTCATAAACAACTGTTGTTTGCTCGTCTGGAGTATGACCCCCCGTAATAGTAAAAGTTGTCTGCCCCGCCGTTGTTGTAAATGTTTGAGTTTTTGCAAAAACAAATCTTCCCCAAACGACAGCATTTTGTGGAATGTCAGACATTTGGGCAAGCAGAGGATTGATCTCTAAGAACGCCTCATCAAGCTTTGCCTGAGTGGTTGAATTGTTTGGCCTTGGATCGACCCCCGCCTCACTGCCTCCAACCTCGTTGTTCATTGGTATTTCAGCGCCGTTCAAAGAAACGACAAGACCACTTTGACCCGCTGGCCCCGTTGGCCCCTGCACATCAGCCGCAACGGTTCCATTCCCTACCACACTAAACGCAGAGATATTATTAGAAAAGTCCTTTGCCTTGAGCTTATAATAATGCGTTGTGTTCTGCGTAAGCCCGCCATGAACAAGGCTAGTACCCGCAGATGTTCCAATCAAAGAATATGTGCCGCTGCTTGTTGTGCTGTGGTGAACTTCCATAGAAGCGAAATCAGACGGGAAGCTGTATCCCTGCCATGAAACCTCTAATTGTTTTACCCCCGCTGTTATAGTTGGGGCGCTTGGAGTTGGGGGCGCGGTTGTATCTGTTACCGCCGTTGCGTTGATTGTTGCGTATGCCCCCGCGTTCTCGTTGACCGTGATAGCTCTAACGCGGAAATTGTAGGTTGTACCCGCCGTGAGGGGTTCGATCTCTATGGCGTTGTTTGGAGCAATCGTTGACGCATAATTTGAAAGGCTGCTTGGCTTCCATTGCACCTCGTAGTGTCTTAGTTGCGCGTTTGAAGCGGCGGTCCACGAAAGAATAACCCGCGACATTGCGGTTCCATCAGTTTGCAACGATGACGCAGTTGTTGCTGCAAGCCCCGATATTGCAAGGCCCGCCGTGGTATCCCCAAGCGTTGTATTATTGGACGTAATGGCTCTGTATTCATCCGCAGTTATTGACCATTGATAAGCTGTCGATGACGTTTCCTGTAGCGTCATATCAATTTGTGGGGCGGAGCCATCCATTCCCGACATTTTCCAAGAGTTGACGCGGAAGAGCTTTCTAGAGAAACCGTAGCGATCAAGCGTTAGCTCTACAGTGTCGCCCACTTGTACGCCAAAAGCTTTCTCAATCTTGAATGTAGCTTGAACTGTTACCTGCTCTCTACCTACAAACAAAACCTGCTTCGCCAATCTTTGAGCGGCGGCGCTGCTTGTGGTTAGGGGTAGCTCAAGGTCTAACGTGCTAACTTCGTTATTGTCCTCGGACAAATCTGGAATTTGCTGCTGCGGATAATCCGTAGGAATGAAACGCCCACCGCTGTCCACAAAGGTTCCCTTGACCGTGTTTACCGTATCGCGCCTAGAGAAGCGTGTGGCGACCGCAATATCCCCAAGTATGTCGGCATATGAAAAAGCGTTACCATCACTCACCGAGGCGTCTGCGGCGTAGAAAGCCCCCGCAATAAGCTTCCATTCGCCTTGGGAGTAGAAAAGCGTTCCGTTTAAAGTGGTTAGAAGCTGATTTATGTTTTGTAGCGGCGTTGCCCCCGTGGTCAATGATCCGCCAATCTTGAGCGCGTTGTTTTCAACCCCGACCACGCCAGTAGAAACACATTTAGAAATAGCGGTTGCGATAGCGGTGTCGCCAATATCGCCCTGCTTAACTCCCACACCTAAATCAGAAGTAAGATAATCTCTAATCGCTAGTGCGGGTTCATCTGAATACTGCCATGTAGTCGGGTCACTGGTTCGATGCGTACTTACCCCTAGAGAGCTATCATATGCGCTGCTCGTGCTATCCTTTCGAGGGTCATATACCTTTTTACCTTGGATCTTTGCCGTCACGAGTGGAATGCCGCCCGAAAAAACGTCCGCATCATATTCCATCCGAACATAAAGACATGCTATCCCACGCCCCCTAAACCCGCTCGGGAAGCTAGGTCCAGTGGTTCCCGCGTTAAACAATCCGTCTATTGTGCTTTTGACGTTTTGGCTGCTTGAACCCGTAAATTTCTTAACATAAACCTTGCTGTTCCAGTCTCCGCTAGTGACATATCCATTCGAAATCGTCACTACTTCGTCATTTAGGAATATATCACCAATAGAATTTACCTCATGACCCGCAAGCGTGATGATCATGTGCATGTATTTATTGCTGTCTGTTACTTCTAAATATGTTTTTATGCCGCCCTTACGGGTTTCTCCGTAAACAATTTCGAAGTCGGCTATCGCGTCAATGTTATTGCTAAGTCCAGACCCCCCGCCTAGCTTTGGAATTTTAGGCTTCGGCATTAAGGCGGACGCAACCACTGCAGAAACACCCATGTAAACCAGACCGCCGATGACCAGTTGAGTTGCCGTAAGCGCGGCGGCAGTGGTGGAAAACATATATACAGCAGTTGAAACAGCCATTAGATTAGTACCTTCGAATAAACATTCTCTATGTGACTATACCCTAATCTCTGCAATAATACATCAAAGGGCTTATGCGTTTTTGTGTTTACCATAAGAAGGGCCACGCCGTCATCTGATAAACACTTCTCGGCAAACTTCATTAGCCGCCAACCCGCAAGCCCTTTTCGATAGTCGGGGTGAAGAAATAGAACGTCATTGTGGGCGAATGTGTGGTCCTTGTAGTGCAGGGATTGGGTGACTAGGCACACGAAGTAACCAACAAGCTGACCATCATTCCTCGCTGTAAATATTTTAAGCTGCCCTCTCTTCTCCGCCTCTTCGTATCGGTCCCAATCGGGGTTTAGCTTAATCTTGCTTTGATTGAGGGCTATATCTCGCCAGTGCAATTCTAAAAGCTTCTGTATCTCAATATAGACTGCCGCAAGAAATTCTTGCTGATAGGTCAATCGGCTTTCCCCCAGTTGAGCTTTTTGTCTTGTAAGTCTTGGACGGTAGAAAAGAAGGTGTCTCCAGAATAAAGGCCATCCTGCACCTCTTCGGTGTATCGGAATGGGCGTATCCTATCCAGATCTATTAAGCGGCTTTCAAGCTTGACCTCTATGGTTGAGCTATCGGTGTTATCCTTAATGGATAGCTGATCCATATATCCCGCGAATATCTGAGTTAGATTTGAGTTTCCCTTAATCCCAAAGTAAACCGTTGCCTCTCTGCCGTGATATTCATAATCAAGAGCCGCCGTCACAAGAGCAGAGGGAACGCCCATAAGAGTTAAGCTTATTCCCGTAGCCTTAAGATCCGAAACCTCTTCAAGACCCGAGACTGATAGCAGGTTTCCCGTCCCAATATATGTATTTGAGTTAAGGGTCTTATCGCCTACGCCAGTCCAGTACCTAACTATGTATGACTGGTTTGTTGCGCCGTTATAAAAATCAAGCTCCACCGCATAGAAAAGGCTTACCTCATCCTGCAATAGAGCCGTTAGAACTGTGCTATTTACTGTTCTGGGCATATCCGCAACCTATGTTTCTTTGCGCGGTCTGCCCCGTTTTTTAGGTGCAGCCTTTGTTTCTTCTACCGCCGCATTGCCTTGAGTTTCCATTGCCGCGCCGCGATCAATCATATTTTGCGCGAGCTTTTTTTGCCACGGCTTATCTAAGGAAAGAACCTCGCCAGCCATGTATTTTCTTGCACTCGTGCCGTTAGCATTATCCTCACCAACCACACTGTGTATCATTACAACCTGTTTCATTTATCCACCTTATTGAGAGAGGGAGGAAAGTGGATCAAACCCCCCTCCCCCGTTATTCTTACGAAGTTGCGTGTTTCAGAACGCGCATAGCTTCCGCCAGAACAACCTCGCCGCCGACACGTTTGCGAGCCAGATAGCGCACTAAGCCTGTTGAGGCTTGGCTATATGGGTCACGCAAGACTGACAAAGCCACACGATCAACGATCATATACCCACGGCGGAAGTCACCGATGAGAACAGACTTAGCGCCAGAGGCCGCGTCCGCTACATCAGGGGCTTCCACATATGGAATGCCGATGATTGTGTTAGGCGCACCCGACTGACCAGAGAAGCCCGTCTGGAAGATATACTGTCCAGCGGTATCCTTTAACTTACGGATAATGCCCAAAGTCGCACGATTGAACATCATTGTAGCGTTAGCCGCATACTCTGATTTCAAGCCGTGTACCAAGTCCATCAAGTTATCAGTAGTGATAGCCGCCGATGCCGCACCAGTAGCGGTGTGAGCAACAACGTTACCATGAGTGATACCGACTGGCTTGTTTGTGCCATTACCAACGATAAACGCATTTCCTTCACCCTTTGCAAATTGCTCTGCAAATTCCTGATTCATCTCGGCTTCCATGTCGAAAGCTGAATCCTCAAGTAGCTGGCTAGAAATGTCCACCATTGCATACTGCTCGTGAGTAGCGATGGTTTTCAAAGCTGTTGTATAGCCAGTGGTTTCGGAGCGGGTGCCTGTTTCCGCCGTCCACGCTGCCGCAAAGTTTGCGGTTTTCTGTGGGATCTCAATCTCTTTTGAGGTTGTTTGACGAATACGCGCAACCGCACGAACAGGAGAGATCTCGGTAACGATCTTGATAATCTCGGCCACATATTCTTCTGGTGCCAAGTTACCCGCCGTTGCTGCGGTCCCTACTGTCAACGCCTTGGTTTCTTCCGCGTCTAGACCTTCATTGCCTTTACGCATGAATGTGTCCCATGCCTTCATAGCAAAGTCGATCTGCTTGCCTTCGACGCCCGCGCTTGGACGTTTAAGCATTGTTTCGATGCTATCAAGTTTTTCGGCAAAACCTTCTGCGGCTTTTTCTTGCAGCACAAGCTTCTGATTCACGTTTTCATAGCGGTCTAAGTCCGCCTCGATTTTTGCGAGCTTGCTTTCCACTAGCGGGTCTGCTTCGCCCTTTTTTTCAACCTCTGAAAGACGCTTATCATTGGTAGCTTTAAATTCTTCTAAAGCACCGTTCAGCCCTTCCAGATAAGTTTTGATCTCACTCGTTTCCATGAGATGCCCTTTCTGTAGTTTAGGATTTTAGGATATTGGTAAGACGATCTAACTCGCTCACCAGTTCAGAAGGCATTTCCTGAGTTCCAGCATCCCGCTGTTCCAGTGCCTTTGCCACGGCAGACGCCGCGACTTTCGCCTCGCTTCTGGAAAGGTCCGCTGCGTCCCGCAGTACCTCTTCCCATTCACGGACGGTTTTCTCCGTCTTAACCGCTGAAACCCTAGCTTTAGGGTTCATTGGAAAAGTCACGGCAGAAATCTCCATAAGGTCAACAGACTTTAAATATCTGCGCTTGCCCTTATCGTCGTAGTCGTAACCTTTTGGCTCGACCCTATAACCGATAGAGAGGCCATCTATGGCCCCCATCTTCATTAGTTCGTAAACCTCACGGCCTCGCTGCGTCCCCATAGCAAGCCGCCCCTTAACCTTTAAGCCTCGGCGGTCCTCTATGATTTCGTCAAACACTCCGATAGGCTCGTCCGCTCTATGCTGATACAGCATTTTGACTGCCTTCGCGCCTTTTTTGCCGATGGATTTAGCAAAAGCGCCCTCGACCACAACATCATTACCCAGATCCTTGTTGCCAAAGATTGACCCGTACCCGCTGAACTCGCCTTTTTCTTCGCTATCGTCTAGCGCCTTAATGTCGAACTGTACGTCTAGGGTTTCGTCCTTAAACTCTAAATCATCGCTCATGCTACTTCCTTCTGGCTCCGCAATAGCGGCATAGTATTGCTCTAATTAAACTGCAGACAATCTAACATACGCAAAGAAATTTTAAAATAGTTGATTTTTTTCTAATTTAGGTGTTGACAAGCGTCAACGTATGCCCCATATTGGGGATATAAAGAAACACACCAACGGAGAGAACCAAATGAAATTTCGCCCTAACGTCACACAGCTTCAAGACCTTTACAAAAAAGTCTACGGTGAGCTTCCCGCCAAGAACCTTCAGCTTAACTTTATGCGCTTCGATGACGAAACCAAAACAAAATGTCTCGACGCATTGCGCGAAATGCTCGCGGAGAAACGCGCCGCATATAGAGCTTACCAAGCGGGATAAGGGGAGAAAGATGTATCAGCTTAGAAAAGTAAACTTAAACCTAACATCTCAAGAAAAGGCGGTTATTCGCTTAAACGGAAGAGATCCAATGGAAGGGGATATTTGGTCAACACACGAAACTCTTAGAGAGGCGCTTAGATTTAAAAGGTTTTATATGGGAGACAAAAATTACATTTTCCGCATTCGCCGCGTAGAGGATTGAAACTTAGAGGGCCGCTTTTTAGCGGCCTTTATATTTCCCTGTCTACCAATCCCTCAACATAAAGTTGTCCAACCGATGCCAGAGCAGCAGCCGCATCGTCTACATCTATATCAACAATCAAATCAAAAAGCTCTTCTTGATCGTTATCAGAAAGCTTTGTGCTTGTGTTAAGTAGCTCTCTAACTCTGTCTAACTTCTTAGCCATTACTTCCCCCTCTCTTGCAGAATGTCCTCAATGATTTCAATAATCTCAGGATGCAAATCTTCCGCCTTGTCCATCATATACATTGCATAGCTCTCTGCAAAGTATTCTCTATAGTTCGTCATTGCGTACCGACTAGGCGCGTAGGATTCTAGATTGTTTTTTGAGTTCTTCCGAAAGAAGCTGTCTAGCCTTTTCTCTAACGGAGACTGCCCAACCCGATAATAATCAGTGAGCTTATAGGTCTGATGAACATGGTGGGCAAATTCATGATACATCAAAACCCTTGTTTTATCTAATCCATCAGGGAAATACTCTTTCGTTGACCACGGCGCTTCACTAAAATCATCGCCCCTTTGATAAGTTGTAACGCCGCCGCCCCTACTTACTAGCTCCTTAGATAGGGAATATTCTTCTACCAGTGCGTTAAACTTTTTCTGCTCTCTAATTAAATCCCTAAACAATTCGTCCTCAACGTCAGGGTCATAGTCAGGCGCGTCCCTTCTCTCTTTGTATTGATAAAACTTGTTTCTTGCTGCCTTATAAACCGCTCTCTGCTTGTCTTGCGCTTCTAGGATTTCAGGTACGGTTTTAAAGTCTGAGCTAGACAGAGAGGCGTATCCATTAATAGCCTTCTTATTAAGGGCCATTACGCCGCCGCCTTGGTTGCCGTTAGCCGTGCTTCTTCCTACGGTCTTATACCCCCTTATCCTAGACAGACCTAGCCAGTCCGCCATAGCGTCAAGCTCTTTGCTCCCTTGATTTACATAAGCAACACTAGTCTTTTCAAACCCGCTTAAAGAAACTCTGCCATTGTCCTTCTCATTTCTGCTCTGCCAGTATCCGACAAACGGCCCATCATCATTATCTCTGTAGATATTATCTTTATTTGCTATCTCTACATCGTTCTGCATTTCCTTGAGCGCGTCCATTCTTCGCGGAATAACAAGACTGGCAGAATTGATCGCTTTGTCTCGTGGCCTAAAGAATTTTTCAACGCTAGGCTTTGGATCATCAACGACCGCTCCGCCCTCTACTGGCGCGACAGACGGCTTCAAGTCATCGAACAGTTCATCGTCATCCGTGAAGTAAACCGCAATACAGCGACAGTTGACGTTGTTAGAAGCGCCCCCACTACCATCGTGAGGGTATGACATCTGTATCTCAACGCCCTTGTCTCGAATGATGAAAGGCTCATCAACCAAAACCTCTTGACCATTGGCGGCTGCATGGCTCGGCCTTGTGCGTCCATCCCCCACGCTAACCCAGCGCTTCTTTTGGTTGGGTAGGTTTAGCTGCCTTGTGGCCTCATCCGTTGCATAACTAGCGGCGGCGTGGGTTTCCGTCCTCGCAATCGTGGCTGATCTTGCCCGACCAATCGCGCCAGACGTTCTATCTCTTATAAACTTTGCAGTCTCATCAACGCTAAGCCCGTCCTCTTGCGCCGTCTGAATCGCCTTCCGAATGTGAAACCTCGTTGTCTCTTCTACCGCCGTGACCATTCGCGTCCCGTGCCGCCGCATATAGAGATCAAACAACTCGTAAAAGCTTCTGTCTTGCTTCTGCGGTCGATTGTCAAAAACCCGATTGGCAAAGGTATCTATCACGGTTCGATATTGCTGCGAGAAAACGGCGTTAAGCTCATCTCCTAGATCACCAATCGCCACTAGAGGGTTTGCGCCCTCAGTGAACGCCTGTGCGGCTCTACGACCCGTTTTGGCAAATAAAGTGTTGAGCTTTTGCGCCATCCCGCGCTCAAAGCGCAGAATAACACGGTTTACCTCGCGTACTTCCTTCTGAATAGATATGCGGCTTCGATTTGCAGCCTTGATAAATACGGGAAGAGGCACACTACTCAGCCGCTATATCAGAAGATTTCTTTGCTTTAAGTGGGTGGCCCTCGGGCAGAAGGTCAGTGTCGAACTTGCCACTCTTAAATCTACCTGTACGAACAGCCCGTAAGAACGCATTTACTCTAGCATATGCCCACTGATCGGGACTATTGACGCTTGGCCTTACGGATTGTGGGTTTGTATTATACGCCCCAACGCCTCGACGGAATACAGCCTCAAGCATTCTCTGCGTAACCTTCTTGCCCTTCTTGTCGCCGTGCTTCTCGTTATGCTCCTTGACCTTCTCGGCTAGACCTTTCTTGACCGCCTCAGATATAGGGGCTTTGTCCTCGGTTGTGGCCCACTGACCAGATTGGAACATCACGACAGAATCAGACTTGTCGCGCTCCTTATCAAGCTCTTTCGTTTTTCGGTTTGCCCATGACTGGCCTTCGTCACCACCCCAGCCTAGCCATGCGATTAAGCCCGCGCTAGGCCATCCTTCCTCACCACGGCGGAAACCTTGCGCCCGCTTGTCTACCTCATGGCGGGCAAAAAAGCTTTTCATACGGCGCACCGTGTCGGGTGATAGCCTTTCCTTGTTGATAAGCTGATTAGCCCTAGCGACCCCCACGCGGGTCATGCCTCGGTTGTTATTATCCTTGCGAAGATCTAGCGCCCTTTGTGCATTCCGCGCCATCGCATCAGTCGGTATTGTGTTGACATCGCTCTCGGCTTTGCCGTCAATTTCAAAATCATCTCTGACCATATCGTTGACCTTTATGCCCAAAGCATCCGCCATTATTTCTAATATCTCTCTGCTTGGTGGCTGCTCATCTTCTTTGCGATTTCTTCGGGATCGCATATCTCTAGGCTTGACGTATCTATCTGCCTCATCATCATCATACGCCTTCAATCTGTCCTCATATTCCCCGTGCGTATCGCAGGGCATAAAGACAACGCTTCCGTCCACGTTATGCTGATGGGTTCCCGTGCAGCCTATTTCTTGGGCGCGGGCGCTGGCTTCCTCTCTTGTGGTGTAGGTGTCGGTTCCGACCTTTGACTTGCCTTCAAAATCACCGTAGGCGTCTTTTCCTGCTTCGTCTGGATCTTGGCCTTCGTCTTGAGCCACATCAGGCCCGCCGAGAGGGAAGAGGTTTGCCGCGATAAATACTTCGTCGCCGCCCGAAATGGGTTCAAGACCCAACCTTTCACGCGCCTCATTGCGGCTAATAATGCCGTCCCTAACCGCTGATGTAACATTCTCATAAATTCTTCTCCTCCGCTCTGTCATCGCAGGGATGCTATCGATGTCGTATGAAATCCTTATGTCATCCCCAAATGACGGCGCTATCCATTCGTTTAGATCACTTTCGATCCGCTTTGCTAGAGGGATAATTGTTTCCTCGTACAGAGCAAGCCGCGCCTCTTGGACGTTTGCATAAGTCTGCGCGTCTGGAATGCCGATAAGCTGAGACGGAACGCCAAAGCAAAGCGCAATATCCTTTGCAGTCATGTTGGCTTGGCTATTAAAATCCATATCTCGCGGGGACATTCCCATTTCTTGCCATGAGAAATCACCCTCAAGTAGCATAGGCTTGCCCGCATTGTTCACGCCTTGGAAACGACTATTAAGATCGCTTGATAGCTGCTCTCTCTGCCCGTCTGATAGCATTGTTCGCATTCCCGCATCGTCGGCGGGTTTAAACACTATCGCCCCAGAGGGACGCGCTCCGTTAGCCAGAAGCGCAATATTGTGCTTGGCAATCATGTTGTGCTGATCTACATCCATAGCTGCGGCAGTTAGTGGCGATAAACCCATGTAATCGTCCAAGGGGTTCCACAATTTAAAGTGTTTCACCTCTGCCGCACCACTAACTGGATCGGCAGGATATGTTCTAACGACTTGGTTGTTTATCTTGTATTTATAGGATTTAGGGATAGCGGTTTCGCTTGGCTCTATTTCAATTCTATCAGGCCGCAATATGTAAAGCTCATTAGGAACCCCACTAATATTAGACGTTAGAGCGTAGCTATTACCAGACAATAACAAATAGCTATAGAGGCTTTGGAAGTATTCCACCCCCGCCTGTAATGGGTTTGGCCTTTCAAGCAAAGATATAAGGGGATGTGCATCTAGCTTTATGTCCCCCTGATATACGCAGAATGGGATAGACGCCGCCCCGTTTGCAATTTCATTGACGCAACGAAAAACAATAGCGTTTTCTTTATAGCCCTCTTTTGCAAAGCTCTTGAAGTTGTCGCGCTTGCCTTGGCTATATGTTGGCCCACTTATGTGGACCTGTGGTGCTTCCTTTGTCGAAACGCTTGGGGACAAGAACGCCGCAAACCTCTGCCTTAGTGTTGCCATTAGCTTACTCTCCAAACTGCTTGACCAGATGATCTTGAGAGTTCCGTAAGCGCCCAAACAAGGGCGTCCAATCGGTCAGGTGACTTGCCAGTAGTGGGAGTGTAACTTGTCATCTGTTCCTCAAGCTCTTTCAATTTTCCAACGTGCTTTACTTTACCCTGTTCATATAAGGCCGCTATAGGCTCCGCCCTAACTATCTTACCACGCGAAGCCCTCACCGCAGTATATGGTGCAGACCTATCAATAGTTCTTATCACTTTTTCGACTAGATCGCCACCATTGTTTACCTCTGCAATGATCCTGTCTCCCTCGTATTCGTCCAAAAGAGCGCAAGCTTTTCTCGCCCAAGCGTCAGGACTTCCCCGCATTGTCGCGTCCGACCTTACATAATAATGCCCATCCTCTCCAAGGCTCGCCACGATTATACCTGTTTCGTCGCTTTCAGAATGACTGGTAACAGCGGGATCAATCGCCACAACGGTTCTTACATATTGCGGCTGCTCCTCTAAGCTGCACTTGGTCCCCTCTAGCATTGAATAGGTCCACAACGCCCCCTCTAGATCATCAAGCACCTCTGCATAAAGCTCCTGACGCCCTAGTCTTGTCCCCTCGTACTTCTCTTTTAACTGAGCGATAGCGGCGGGCGCTAGGTTTTCTGCGTTCTCAAATGTACTGCCCCGAGTAACTACTACCCCGCCCTTGCGCTTGATCAATCCCCTAATGATCGGCGTAGGCTTTGGCGTTGTTGTAATAACGCACTGCGGATTTTCCCCTAGCCGCAAGCCAAACATCAGCTGGTCAAAGGTATCGGGGTACTGCCATGCAGCTATCTCATCGCACCAAGCGCGGTGGAATTGCGGGCCGCGTAATCTATCAGGCTCCGTTGCAGAGAACCCCATGATCTTAGAGCCATTGTATAGATTTATCTCTGACGCGGTGGCGTTATAGCCTCGACCAGTGCCGCCCATTAAACATTCACGGGGTAGGAATTTAAGGATACCAGAAACGCCGCCGAATGCAGTCCTTCGAATATCTCCAAAGGTAGGGGTGACAACCGCAACCTGAACCTCTGGGTTCCTTAAGGCGTAGAATATAACGTCCATTGCCCCCGTGCGCGTCTTTCCCCATCCGCGCCCCGCAAGAATAAGCCAGACTTGCCAGTCCCCA